AGCAGGAAGCCGACGCCGGGAATGTAGGTCGGGCGGTCGGGGGCGTTGTAGGCAAGTTCCGATTGGATCGTCCCGCCTGGACCTTGGCGAACGGCCACGACATCGCCCGCTCCACCGTCACGGAACTCCCATTCGGCTTGACCGATAGCGCCGCGCACCGTGCGGAGAGCGCCAGCGGAGTCTTGACGCAACATGCCTTCATAGGCGTTCAGTTGATCAGGCGTTGCGCCCGTCTGTTCAAGCACAGGACGAATGCGGGCAAATGCCGAAATGACCGCTTCCGGGCCGTTCGGAAGTTCGCTTTCAAGAGCATCCGTGACTTGCTTATAGACGCCCAAGGCCGCCGCGCCCTCTTGAGTGCGACGCGTCCTTTCTGCCGTAGCCAAGTCGCTGCCGCGATCCTGTAGAGCCGCACCGGCCGCAATGTTGCCGTTCTGAAACTGAGCGTTTGCCGCAGCGCCGTAGTTGCCTTGCGAAGCCGCCCGCCCAGACGCCAGATTGGCGCTCCGGTCGAAGATGCCTTGCGTAAAGTCGATGCCCCGCTGAACAGAGCCGAACGGATCAGCCATCAGCCGTACCTATTCCCAAGCCATTGCAGACCGGACGACAAGCTACCGGCCAAGCCGCCGTAGAGATTTGAATTCGTCTCGGCGCGGTTTGCGTAGCTGGAGGCCAGATTCTGCGCGTTGTTTTGTGCGATGTTGCCAACCGAATTTGCGTAGTTGGTTCCGAGCGCCTGATTCTGACCCGCCGCCGTCTGCCCCACACCCGCCAGGGCAGAAAGCCGGTTGGCGTAGTTATTGAACTCGCTCGACGCGAGGTTGCCCGAATATTGCAGCGCCGACCGTTGAGCCGCACCGGAATCTTGGATGCCCAGCGCGGCATTGCGAGCCGTCAAGGCGCGGGCCTGCTCATTCTGACGAAACTGATAGTCAGGCGAGGCGAAGAACGGCGCGAGGTTGCCGCCTGTGGTTCCCGTGGTCATCGACGCGCTTGGCGAGACATAGCCGTCACCTCCGCCTCCATTGACTTGAGGGGAAGTCGGATCGGCAGGCGCATATTGCTGGAAGTCGTAGCCGTCAACGTACTTGTTGCCGGTCATGCCCCCGCCAAAGCCAGAGCCGCCGATGACGGAGCTGCCTTGGGTCGGGAGCGGAAATTGCTGCGTTTGCGTCTGGCCTTGCCCCTGTCCGCCGCCCTGATTAAGCCCGTACAGGCCCGCAAGTTGAGATAGGGCGCTTTGGCCCGTCTGTAGCCAGGGAGCGTTATCAGCGCGGCTTAGATCGTACTGGCGGCGCTGTTCTGCCGTTGCCTGATCCGCAGCCGTCTGGGAGGCCGTCGCAGCTTGTTGCTGCCCACGGTTAGAAGCATTAGCCGATGCAACAGCGCCAGCCGCACCGACGCCAGCGGCGATAAGAGGGACGAACGGGACTACTGGCATTGCATCTTCCTTCCAACCGGAGAGGCAATCCACGCCTCATAGGTCAATAGCCAAAGCCTCACGCGCTTGGGCAACCCTGCTTCTCTGAAATCACCCGACGACTTCCAGCCGTATGACTTCGGAGGACTTGAACGCCAATGCCCCTCTTGCTCATTTGTGGTGATCAGAGAGCAAACCTTGAAAGCCTCTTCGATGAACTGCTTTCCGAACAAGGCAACCTCACGACCCCAACCCTCGGGTTTATACATGGTGTGCATCTCTCTTACCATACCGAGAGGGTCGATGCTTACAAACAGAACACCACCGTTGGATGAGGCCAAAGGCAACACTCCGACATGATTGATCAGGGGAGCCAGAGTAGACGGTTCACGTCCCATGAAGACGTGCGGAGCAACGTCAGGATGACACGCGACACCATCCCAAAAGGCAACGTCGCGATTGATCATGTCCGATTGACCAAAAGATAGAAGCGGACGTCTTGCATCTCTATCGGTATATCATCCATTTGCGCGTCAAGTCTGTAGCTGACGGCTCCGGTTGAAGTCGCCGCTATAGGCGTTGACAGGTCTTCCGGGTTGAGGATGTAAGGAACCGAAGCCGGGTTCTCATCGCGACCTGTCAGGAACAGTGACGGCCCATAAACAACAGTCTCCGTCATGCCGACGATTTCGACAACGCGAATCTGTCCAGACTGCTCGCCAGGGTATGCGCTAAGGCGAGTGGTAGAAATCGGCTGTAGACTTGTCCCCGACAGGACAAGGTTACCCGCAACTACGCCCGTCAGGTCAACCTGAGGGCCAAGCGTCCATCCGGTGTAGGAAATATCATCCACGGACTCAGCAGAGGTTCCGGGCAGGATGTTGAGAATCTGATTGATCAGGGCGAGCTGGGCGGCTTGCTGCTGCTGTAGAATGAAAAGCTGCTCAATCGTCGCATTCTGCGTGCGTTCGTTCGCCTCAATAACATTGAGAACCTGCACGTTCAGGAAGTCGAGAAAAGCCTTCGTCGGCTTACCGGTCGCCGGATCGACAATCGCCAAGTCGTACTTGAGGCGGGCAAGGGAGAATGCCATCAGCGGCTCGGCGCGTTAAAGCTTGCTGCGGAGAAGGTCACGACGACATTATCAGTCACTTGGAACTGGACCAAGCGGCCAGGATACCTAGCCGCGCCAAGGCAGTTGATCCGCACCGGCTCGCCGTAACGGCCTTGCTTGCGAAGCGTGACATCAACCCAATCGTCATAGTTCTGGCCGCCATCGTCCGACCATGTAATCCGGCACTTCGGAAACAGGTTCGGGTCGTCAATCGTCCCGGTTACGGCGTAGAGTTGAAGACTGTTCCAGCGGACCGGCTGACCGACCACAGCAAATCCACCCGTTACGATGCGGGTCAGAAAGTCTCCGTTGTCATTCGGGACGTTCGGATCAAGACGATACAGCAGCCCTAGTTCATCGTCGCCGCAGACGTTGTAGTTCTCCCCGACCTCGCCAATATGCGCGCGCCAAGTGTCGCGGTTATACGATTCAAACTCTGACCATTGCTGCGTCGAGACATCATAGGCCCACGTCCCCGCGTCCATGTTCAGGACATACATCGTATGCCCATCTTCGGCGTAGGACCATGCCGTCAGGGTGTCGGGCGATGACAGCCTGAGTTGCTCCTCAACGGAGTTGTCAGAGAACCGCACCGGAGCGTTGTCGCCGCGATAAACGATCCCATCATTGCCAACCCAAGCGACGGAGTTGTCGAACCTCACAACCGTATCGCGGTTCCGGCAACCCTTGTCATAGTTGCGGCCCGGCGTGCGCTGGAAAGGCAAGTCCGCGTCGCCTGTCGGATACCAGACCTCGACGCCCTCGTCTTTGAAGAACCAAAGTTCATCCCCGACGCGCTCAACCTTCTTGTTTGCCCCCGGCGTGGATTCCGTCGTGGCAAACGAAAGACCGTCAGGATCGACCTGACCCGGTTCGATCCAGTAGAAGCGCGCCGTGTCCATCTCGGTCAGAATGAAGTAGCCGTTAAGCTGGGCAACCGAACCAACCAAACGATCATCAGGCATGACCACGGGCGTAACCGTCGTGCCGTCCGTCGAATAGGCAATGCCCTCTGCAACCGTGATGGCACGCGAAGACGTGGCCGCTGCGTTGTTGCGGTCATCCCCCGGAACGTCGCCTAGAAGCGTCTCCACGCCCGCGCTGTTGACCCGGAACCACTCTTCGCCGGAGACGGTAAGGAAATCACCGTCAAACGTTCCTGCCTGCCGATAGAGGCCGCGAATAGGTCCGTCGCCCACAGTCGCGAACTGCACAAGCCCCGGTCGCTGAACGTGGTCGATTCCGCTAAACTGGTTCGTGTCCGACGCCTCGGCAACGCAGTTCACAATGCGCAGCGATGGCGTCCATGTGGAGCGACGCTTGCGAGCGGTGACGCCAAGGGGGAGGTCAGGCATAGGCTAGCCCCACGGCGCTTCAAAACCAGCGGTCGGAGTCTTCGCCCAAGCCGCCTGTCCGAAGTTGACGGTGATCTGGTCCGTGTCGTTCGTAAGCCCGACGACGGCGAAGGTCGCGGCGATTGACCCCATTGTAAACGGCCCCTTGCGTCCTGTTCCGCCAACCTTTTCGACCCAGAATTGATCGGTATCCAGATCGGGCTCAAACACCACCGTGTCTCCCACGGTCCATGCGTCCGCATTGACTCCGCCACCGCCGTTTTCATCGACGTATCCGCTCGCTGCGTAGAATCCGCCCGGAGATGCAAAACGCGCAACGTCGGTTAGGCCGAATGTCGAAGGCACAACGCCAATGCCCTCGGTATTGCCCGCCGCAGAGACGTTCATCGTCGCCTCAAAATGATACTTGCCCGTCGTATGGCTCGTGACGCTTCGGACGGCAGCGTTGGACGTTCCCGAAATCGTCGCCGTGCGATTCGAGTTCGACAGCGTGATAGCCGCTGCTTTGTCGGATGGGTTCAGCGCAAAGACAGGAACAGCCCCCATCGCCGCCACGTTTCCGAATAGAGCTGCGCCCTGGAGCATCAGGTGAAGTTCCCGGTTCCCAGCGCAGACACATTCGCTCCGGTGGTCACCTTCCAGCCGGGCGTCGTCGCATTCACACACTTGGCTTGAACGGGAACGAAGAACGGCACGAGGTTGGACACCGACGATGCGCCGCCCGTAAAGATGGTGATGTTGGAGCCGTTGCCGTCGATGATTGAAACCGCACCGGGGGAGGTTGTGGCCGGAACGATCAGCACGCCAGCGTTCTTGATGACGCCCAGCAGCGGGACAATGATGTCCTTTCCGCCGTCAGTCTTGTTCTCGCGGAAGACACGGATGACCGCGTCGGAACCCTCACCCATGAACCGATCAAAGCCGGAAG